ACAAGCAGTGCAAGATGTACTGACCCATGGCCAAGTCACCTGCTTGGCAGCGCAAGGAGGGCAAGAGCCCCAGCGGCGGCTTGAACGCCAAAGGGCGCGCCTCCTACAACCGCGCCAATCCTGGCAAACCGGGGCTGAAGGCTCCGCAACCAGAGGGTGGGCCACGGAAAAAGTCATTCTGTGCCAGGATGTCCGGCATGAAAGCCAAGCTGACTAGCGAAAAAACAGCAAACGATCCCGATAGCCGTATCAACAAGAGTCTTCGGAAATGGAAGTGCTGATATGGAACATCGTGTTGTCGTTTGCATCTGCGGCAGCACTGCTGTGGGTCAAGTCGATGCACGACGAGCTCAAGCGCGTTTCTATTTTGTTGAGCAAAACTCGGGAAGAGAACGCGGAAAAGTTTGTGACTCGGTCAGATGTCCACAGTGACATCAACCGGGTGCTTGTTCGATTGGATAGGCTTGACGAAAAACTGGATGCTTTCATGAAGGAGCAACGCAGTGCCCTCTCATAAGAAACCCGCAAAAGTTGAAAAGGTCATGCATGAGTTCAAGACTGGGGCGCTCAAGTCCTCGTCTGGCCAGAAGGTGACCAATCGCAAACAAGCTGTGGCCATCGCGTTGAGCGAGGCCGGTATGTCTAAACCAGCCAAGAAAGGCGGCAAAAAATGATGAATGGCAACTACAAGAAGGGCGGTCTGGCCAAGCGTGGCCAGGGCATCGCCGTCAAGGGCTTCAAGGACGGTGGCATGGCCATGAAGGGCGTGCCCAAGGGCGGAAAAATCTCGGCATCTGGCCCTGATATGGCCGGCCCCCAGGGCAAGACCATGAGCGAGCCGGTCAAGAAGGCCTCTACCGGTGACGTAGTGCAGGTTCGCGGCGTGGGCGCTGCCCGTGCTCGCAAGGCAACCATCTACTAAATCATGGCTACATCGGGCACGGCGAGCTTCAATCTGGAGTTCGACGACATCATCACCGAAGCGTACGAACGCTGCGGCTATGAGAATCGGGACGGTTACGACATGAAGACCGCCCTGCGCTCGATCAACCTCATGTTTGCGGAGTGGGCCAACCGCGGGCTAAACCTTTGGACCATTGAGCAGCGCCAGATTTCTTTGGTGGTTGGCCAGTACGAGTACACGCTGCCGGACGACACGGTGGACGCTCTGTCCGCGGTTATTCGTACGAATGCGAATACCTCGAACCAGCAGGACATCACCATCGACCGGATTGGTTACGCGGAGTACATCCACGTGCCCAACAAGAACACGCAGTCGCGGCCGGCGCAGTACTTTGTACAGCGCACGGTTCCGGCCAAGCTGTTTTTGTACCCGGCGCCTGATGCAACCACGACGTATGTCTTCCGGTACTACGCTATTCGTCGCATTCAGGACACAGGGGCGTACACCAACACGGCCGATATCTCGTTCCGGTTCTTGCCGTGTCTGATCGCGGGCCTTGCCTACTATCTGGCCATCAAAAAGGCCCCGGATCGCATCCAGATCCTCAAGTCGTTTTACGAGGAAGAGTTCTTCCGGGCTGCTTCCGAGGACCGTGAGCGGTCCAGCTACTTCGCCGTTCCGACCTACACGACGAGGTAAGCATGGGCGCGGGCTACGCATCAGGCAAGTTCGCGATTGCGCTGTGCGACCAGTGTGGCCAGCGGTTCAAGCTCAACTCGCTGATCAAAGACTGGAAGGGTTTCAAGGTCTGCGATGAGTGCTACGAGCCCAAGCATCCGCAGTTGGAGCCCAAGCGCACGATTACCGAGCCCCAGGCCTTGTATCAGCCCCGTCCTGAAGCGACAATGGGCGTGACGGTGTTCGTTGGGTTCACCGTGGACACTTCGTTTGCCAGTATTGGCATGATGCCAATGCCGTATGCCAAGCCCTTATGGGCAGATGCGATCCTTGGATCGGTTCAGACGAGCATCACATGAACTACGCTCAACTCACTGCGGCGATCATTGCGTACACCGAGAACCAGGACACGTCATTTGCGGCGCAGATTCCTACGTTTGTGAAGCAGGCTGAGCAGCGTATCTACAACACGGTTCAGATTGCCAATCTTCGCAAAAATGTTACGGGCACGTTGACAGCGAGCAATAAGTACCTGCAGTGCCCAAGCGATTTTTTGTCGGTTTATTCGCTGGCAGTCATCAACAACTCCGGCGAGTACACGTATCTTCAAAACAAGGATGTCAACTTCATTCGTCAGGTTTATCCCGCCCCAACGTATACGGCGTTGCCAAAATACTATGCCATTTTTGGTCCTCAGTCTGGGGACGTGAACGAGCTCGTCTTTTTGTTGGGACCTACGCCCGATAGTTCGTACAGCGTTGAGCTGCATTATTTTTATTATCCGGAGTCAATTGTTACCGCAAGCACTAGTTGGCTTGGCGACAACTTTGACACGGTGCTGCTGTACGGATCCCTTGTTGAGGCCTACACCTACATGAAGGGCGAGGCAGACATGATGGGCCTGTACAACCAGAAGTACGTGGAGGCGCTGGCGCTTCTGAAGAACCTGGGCGATGCCAAGCAGCGTGGCGATGCTTATCGCGATGGTCAAGTCAAGTTGAAGGTGCAGTAACGTGATTACCGCAGGCTTGACTGATAGTTTTAAGGAGCAGTTGTTGCTGGGTCAGCACGACCTGGAAACAGATACGCTCAAAATTGCGCTGTATACATCGTCGGCTGTTTTGGGCCCCGACACACTGATCTACACCACTTCAGCGGAGGTTTCTGGAACCGGTTACGTTGCAGGCGGCGAGACTTTGGTCAACGTTACGGTAAGCCGAAGCGGGGGGATTGCCTATGCCTCGTTTGACAATCCGACCTGGATTGCTGCGACGTTTTCTACCCGTGGTGCATTGATCTACAACGCATCCAAGGCTAACAAGTCGATTGCTGTTCTAAACTTTGGTATCGATCAGACGATGTTGAGCCAGAGTTTCCAGATCCAGCTTCCCCCCAACAATCCCGATGCGGCACTGATAAGGATCACTTAAATGTTCAGCGCAGACGGATCAGCAGAAGTCGGCACCGTTTTGGTTCACTCGGTGAGCCATCGCGGCTTTACGCCTGACGAACTTGCAGAGCAGGCTCTGAACAAAATCATTTATGTGGGAGATCAATCCCATCCGGCCATCCGCGATCAGGCAAACGCTTATCGTGACCACATCCGGGCGGTGTTGACCTTCTATATGCAGCGTGCAATTCAGTCGAACAACACGACTCTTGCAAACCGGCTCCGTGAAGCGGGCCATCCTGAACTTGTAAAACTTTTGGAGGCTTGAAATGCCCGGATTCACCACAGCAATGCCCACGTCCTTCAAGGTAGAAATCTTGAAGGCTGTCCACAACTTCACCGCCTCGACGGGCAATACCTTCAAGATTGCTCTCGGTAAGGCTACTGCGTCCGTCACCGGCACTTATGGCGCTGCCACGACGAGTTACACCGACCTGACCGGTAACAGCGACCAATTGCCCAACGGCAGTGGCTACGCCACGGGCGGCAACACGTTGACCTCGGTTACGCCGGTTGCTGACGGCACCACGGCGGTTTGCGATTTTGCGGACACCACTTGGAGTTCAGCGACGTTCACCACGTCTGGCGCGATCATCTATAACGACTCTGCCACGGGTGATCCTGCTTGCGCGGTGTTGTCGTTTGGTGGTGATCAGCAGGTGTCGTCTGGTGACTTCACGATCCAGTTTCCCGCAGCCGCCGCTGCGACCGCCATCATTCGCATTGCTTGAGTGAGAAGTGCCAAACGTAACCTTCCCATTTGAAGGATGGGGTGCTAACAGTTGGGGTTCTGATGGGTGGGGGCAGAGTGTTGTTCCCACAGTCGTTGGTACCGGCGCTGTTGGCACGGTTACGTTTTCCGTATCGGTAACTTTTGTACCGACTGGAGTCTCTGGTTCTGGCGCGGTTGGGACAGCAACTCCTGAAACCCGATTTACGCTTACGGGCGTATCAGCAAACGGGCAGATTGGCACCGTCACCCCATCATTGGCTTTCACGCCAACGGGGGTTCAGGGCGTTGGTGAGATTGGCAACTTCTTTGTCAACGTCAACGACTTCATCATCCCGATCGGTGTCGAGGGTGTTGGTCAAATCGGAACCCCGCTTATTCGGATTGGCAAAGCCGTCACGGTTACGGGGGTTCAGGGCGCAGGTGCCGTTGGCACAACGGGCCCCGAGGTTACGTTTACACCAGCCGGGGTGCTTGGGACGGGTAGTGTTGGCAGCGTCACCTTCAAGGTTGACGAAACCATTATTCCAACCGGAGTGGCCGGGACCGGACAAATCGGTGCCGTTACTCTGGTTTATAACGGCGGAACATCCCCGACCGGGGTTGTTGGCACCGGCGCAGTCGGAACCGCAGTTGCTAAAGTTATCAAGACGCTTACGGGGGTTTCAGCGACTGGACAAGTTGGCACTGTTACCTTCAAAATCAACGACAGTATCACGGTCACTGGAGTGCAGGGCACGGGCGCTGTCGGAACTGTTTTGATTCGCGGATGGTCGGTAATCAATACTAATCAGAACGCAGGTTGGACACTCATCAATACGCAATAGGAGCCTTAGATGCCCACCTCATACACCTCCCTCTTGGGCCTTGCCCTCCCGGTCACGGGTGAACTCTCTGGCACCTGGGGCGACACGGTCAACGACTACATCACCCAGTATCTGGATGCGTCGGTCGCTGGTACTCAGACCATCAGCGGAAGCCAGACAGCGGTTACGCTGAGTAAGACGACCGCCACCTCGTTATCGCAGGCGGGGTCGGGCGCGACGGGTTCATCCCAGTATCTGATCATCAACTGCACGGGCAATCCGGCAGGTCTTCTGACGATCACCGCTCCTGCGGCCAGTAAGCCCTACATTGTCATCAACGCAACCTCAACTTCGCAGTCGGTCAAGATTGTGGGGGCAGGGCCGACAACAGGCGTGACCATCCCTTCGGGGCAGCGTGCTCTGGTTGCTTGGAACGGGAGCGACTTTGTTCAGGTTGGTGCATCGGCGGGCGGATCAAACAACCAAGTCCAGTACAACAGCAGCGGGGCTTTGGCGGGGTCAGCAAACCTGACCTTTGACGGCACGACGCTGACTGCCAATACGCTGGCGTTGACGAACCCGCTGACTGTTGGGAATGGTGGTACGGGCCTTTCAACGACAACCGCCTATAGTGTGGTGTTTACAGGTACCACTGCCACGGGTAATTTCCAAGCATCGGCAGGCCCAGGCACTTCGGGGCATGTGCTGACATCCAATGGCGCGGGGGCACTTCCCACCTTCCAAGCCCTTCCCGCTTCTGGCGTTTCCAAGGGCCAGAGCATCGCTTTCGCAATGATCTTCGGCCTGTAAGGAGCAAACATGGCAAACCCAAATATCGTCAACGTTGCCGCAATCTACGGCAACAACGCAAGTGTCTCGCTGTCCACCACGAGCGCCACGAGCATCGTGAGCAACGCCGCTTCTAGCGGCAAGGTGTTCAAGATCAACACCATCATGGTGGCGAACGTGGACGGCACCAACGCGGCGGACATCACCATCAACAAGTACAGCGCGGCGGCTCTGGGCGGTACGGCTTATGCGATTGCCTCGACCATCTCAGTCCCGGCTGATGCGACCCTGATCATCGTGGACAAGACCACCTCCATCTACCTGTTGGAGAACGAGTCCATCGGTGCTATAGCGGGTTCGGCCAGTGACTTGGTGGTGACCGCAAGTTGGGAAGAAATCAACGCATAAGGGGGCGTCATGCCGCTTCGTCCTCCTGCCGGTTTTGTATCTTCGTTCTATGACCCGCTGAAGAACCCCAATGCGCCGACCATTGGGACGGCTACGGCGGGAAATGCCCAGGCGTCCGTAACGTTTACTGCCCCGTCCAATGTTGGCGGGTCGGCCATCACGAACTACTACGCCGTATCCAACCCGGGGCAGATCACTGCCTCCAGTGTGACTTCGCCCGTCACGGTCACAGGCTTGACCAACGGAACAAGTTACACCTTTACGGTCTGGGCGCTGAACAGTTTTGGACCGAGCGCCTACAGCGCGGCATCAGGATCGGTGACGCCTTCTCCTCCGTACATCGAGGACGTGTTCTCGACGTGGCTCTACACCGGCAACGGCTCTAGTCTGACAGTTACCAACGGGATTGATCTGTCGGGCAACGGAGGAATGGTTTGGGTTAAAAGCAGAAATAATGCTGGCAATAACGCGCTTACAGATACAGCGCGTGGCGCAGGCAATACGTTAGTTTCTGATTCAACCTCAGCAAATGCTGCTCAAGGCTCTAATGGCCTGTCGTTTAATTCAAACGGATTTACGGTTGGTGCTGATGGTTGGTTTAACAACAACTGGAATTACGCCTCATGGACATTCCGCAAGCAGCCGAAGTTCTTTGATGTGGTGACGTATACGGGGAATGGTGCAAACAACAGGCAAATCAGTCACAACTTGGGTTCTACCCCCGGATGCATCATCATAAAAAATGTATCTGTTACCACCAACTGGGCCGTATGGCACAGGTCTGTTAACACATCAAGGGGTGTGTTGAACCTTACCAATGCATTTACGACCACAAATGCTGCGTTTTATTTTGGTGACGGGACTTCTGTAGTTCAGCCAACTTCAACCAATTTTACAATTGGGGAAGACGGAGATGTAAACAATAGTGGAAACACATTTGTCGCTTACCTCTTCGCCCACGACGCAGGAGGCTTTGGCTCTGCGGGTGCGGACAATGTGATTTCGTGTGGGTCTTACACGGGGAATGGTTCTTCGTCAGGGCCAACGATCACGCTCGGCTATGAGCCGCAGTGGGTTCTCATTAAGCAGGCAACGAGTGCCGGTACACGTTGGACTATTACCGACAATATGCGAGGATTTCCCGTAGCCTCATCTGGGCAAAAAATTCTTCAGCCAAATACAACTAACGCCGACATTGGTGTGATGTATATACAGCCTACGTCTACAGGATTTAGAGTTGTTGATATTGATGCTGACGTAAACACAAATGGCTCCACCTACATCTACATCGCCATCCGTCGCGGCCCGATGAAAACGCCGACGACGGGGACGAGTGTGTTTAGTCCGTACATCACAACATCTGTGGCTGCAAGCGCAAGCGGATCAACTTTAGCCAACGCTTTGTACAGCACCAACTTTGTTGTGGACATGGGTCTACAAGTCAACGCATCAGGGACTGATGGTTGGTATATGGGTCCAAGATTGGCGGGAAACCGCTACATGAAAACGGAGACTACGGCAGCAGAAGTAGCATCGTCGCAACTTGTTTATGACAGTAATGTTGGGGCGTGGGGCTTCAACGGCTCATATGGTTTGTACAGTTTCCAACGCGCCCCCGGCTTCTTTGATGTGGTTTGCTATACGGGGACTGGTGCCAACGCCACGCAGGCACATAATCTTGGGGCTGTTCCTGAACTAATTATTATCAAATCAAGAACCAGTAGCACCGATGATTGGCCCGTGTCCTCTCAGTTTACGGCATCAACATATTTGAGAAATTACCTTGACTTGAATATTTCCGCAACGACTCGCAATTATTCAAGTTCTACCGGATTTTATGCTCAACCGACTTCTACAAATATTTACTTAGATAGCGCGGGTGAAGTAAACGCCTCCGGTGGAGGGTTTGTTGCCTACCTCTTCGCCTCCTGCCCCGGCGTCAGTAAAGTCGGTTCTTACACCGGCACAGGCGCGTTGCAGACCATCAACTGCGGCTTCACGGGCGGCGCGCGGTTCGTACTCATCAAGCGCACGGACAGCACGGGTGATTGGTGGGTGTATGACAGCGCACGCGGCATCACCAGCGGCAACGATCCCTATATGTTCTTGAACGTCGCGGCTGCGGAAGTCACGGGCACCAACTACGTTGACACCACCAGTGTGGGGTTCCAAGTCACCGCAGCAGCCCCGGCGGGGTTGAACGCAAACGGCGGCACCTACATCTTCCTCGCCATCGCATAAGGAGCAATCATGGAAATCAGAGTCCGCGCTACTGGCGCAGTGATGTTTGAAAACGAGTGGCGTCGGTACATCCACGAGCAGAGTGGTCTGAACTTCGGCCAACTGGACGAGGCCACCCTGAACCAATACGGGGCTGATGTGGTCTTTGAAGGCCCGCAAGCAACCGGAGGGACGGTCTACCAATACTCCATGCGC